CCTGCGCCTGCGCCTGCACCTGCTCCTGCGCCTGCTCCTGCTCCTGCTCCTGCTCCTGCTCCTGCACCGGCACCCGCTCCTGCACCCGCTCCTGCTCCTGCACCTGCACCTGCTCCTGACAGTGGGATGCCCACAACAGCCGTGGAGTTGAATGCTGCTCTGGTAGCCGAGTTCAGACGTATAGGATCCCGTGAGGCTATTGTCAAAGTGATGAGTGATTTTGGCGTGGTATCTGTGAACGAATTGGAAATAGAACAGTACCCTCTACTACTCGCAGAAGTTAGAGCAATACCCTCATGAGTGGTCACGCACGGTTGAGTCCCAGCAGTCCTCGTTGGGTCTACTGCCCTGGTAGCATAAGAGAGGAAGCTAAATATCCCGATATACCCGGTGAAGCCGCCATTGACGGTACGGGTAGTCATATACTTCTTGAAATGTGCCTCAAGAACAATGTGTCTGCGATTCAGTACGACCAGCAAATAATTGGGGCCAATCACCCTGACAACCGTAATGGTTGGCTGGTCGGCATCGAACGCTGTCAACGGGTGCAGATGTGCCTCGATTACGTAGTCCGCCGTGTCACTGAACTGAAAGCAGAATATCCCCGTGCCACGGTAACTGTGTCGTCGGAGTCTAGGTCTGACCCAGGCAGTGCTTTTGGTAGAAAGGATTGGTGGGGAACTTGTGACATCACTATCATATGTCAGCGGGACGGTGATGCGCTCTTCATAGAGAGCTGTGATTATAAGGATGGGCGGGGATGGGTCGGTGTCAAAGACAACACTCAACTGATATCGTACCTGTTTGGTAAGATGCTGCCATACACCGATGACAACCTCTCGCCGGAGTTTGTGAAGAACTGCCGCATGTCTATCGTGCAGCCGAAGACTAACCCTCCGGTCAGGTACCAGTGTAGCACCCAACCCGATCACAACTTCTCCCCTGCGGCAGTGGTTACTAAAGCGCATGAGATGAAGCTAGCGGCCATCGCGACGGACGACCCTGACGCCCCTCTGATCAGTGGCAAACATTGCCAATGGTGCAAAGCCAACCCCAAGCGTGGCGGCCACTGCGTCGCCGCTACCAAAGAATCCACAAAGGTGATAATTGATATGAGTACCAGTTTCGCAAGTCCCGCCCTGCCGATGTTTGAACAGATATCTCAGGTCGTTGCAGACCCCTCATCGTTGACCTCTGACCAGCTGTCAAAATTGATGAGCGCTGAAGATGCGCTGATCACGGCGTTCGACTCGTGCCGCAAGGAGATCCAACGTAGGATCGAAGCGGGTCAGACCGTCAGCGGCTACACTATGGGTGCGGGCAAGATGTCACGGCAGTGGAATGAGCCGGAGGATGTTATCGTCAAGAAGCTAAAGTCACGTAGACTTAAGCTCATCGACATCTACCCCCCGAAACTTATCACACCCGCTGCGGTGATGAAACTCACCAGCCTTACCGACGTACAGAAGAAAACCATCGAAGCTGACTTGGTTACCGAGGTGATGGGGAAATTAACTCTGAAAAAAGTAGCGCATTCGGTTGCACAAAGTCCCACAAAGATGGTAAACTGTGTAAATCAGATGTTTATTGATGTCCCTGATAGCACGTCCGCGCCTGTTGCTGATGAAATCTCATTCTTTTAAGGAAATAACACAATGGCTACAATCAAAGGTATTATATCATTCCCAGCTGTATTCAACGCAAGAACCCCAAAAGGGTCTGATGATCCAAAATTCAGCTGTGAAGTGCTACTGTCACCAACAGACCCCCAGGTTGCAGGGCTGCTAGCTGAAGTTGAAACTGCCAAAAAGAATTCGTTCCCGTCAGGGTACAAGGGTACCTCTGAATGCCTCGCACTATATGATACTAAGTTTGCCGGCAAAAGCTACTACGACCCCCGCTTCTCTGGTTGGTACGTATTTAGTTGTTCTTCTAAAGAAGAGGACCGCCCGCTGGTCGTTGACCTCAACCGTCAACCCGTGATTGATTCTTCCAAGATTTACAGTGGTATGGTTGTTTACGTGGATGCGGGTATCAGTGGCTACAACAAAGGCACCGGCGGTGTCGGTGGGTGGTTAAATGGGGTAATGATAACAGACGAAGAGCCCCCAATGGGTCGTTTAGATGGCAAAGCGTCGGCAGACCGGATGTTTGCAAATATAGCGTCGGTAGACCAGATGTTTACAAATATAGCACCTGCTCCAGCTCCTGCTCCTGCTCCTGCACCCGCTGCGTTACAGATGACTGCGGCGGCTAATGGTGTGACCCTCGAGCAGTACTTAGCAACTCCAGGTTGGACGGAGCAAATGCTGCTCGATCAAGGTCTGGCGATTCGAGCTGTTACGCCCCCCGCGCCGGTGCCGATGCCAGTACCCCCCGCTCCTAACGCAGCACCTGCACCAGTCGCGTTGCAGATGACCGCAGCGGCTAACGGTGTGAGCCTTGAACAGTACTTAGCAACTCCAGGTTGGACGGAGCAGATGCTGCTCGATCAAGGCTTAGCAATTAAACCATCGTTCGCGTAGGTACCAGATAGTGACTCGTTTACATCTCGATTACGAAACCGCTTCAGATGTAAACCTGAAGAAGACCGGAGCCTACAAGTACGCAGCCCACCAATCTACACGGGCATTGATGCTCGGGTGGGCTTTCGATGACGAGCCGGTTGCTTTGTGGGAGCCACACAAGGGTGCGATACCTGCCATCCTGAAGGACGGGATACGTGATCCCTCGGTGGTGAAGCACGCGTACAACGCACCGTTTGAGCGGCTAATCACACGCCACTACTTGGACATCGAAGTCCCACCGGAACAGTGGAGATGCACTATGGTGGAGGCTTACTATCTAGGCTTTGCGGGTGGACTCGACACGTGCCTCAAGGCAGTGGGATTGCCACCAAAAGACGCACGTGGCTGGCGGCTGATCAACCTGTTCTGCACCCCTGCCGCGAAGAACCACAAAGCGGACTGGTACGACTGGGAGAACAGGCCTCTGGAATGGGACGAGTTCCGTCAGTACTGTATCCAGGATGTGAACGTGGAGCGCCAGTTGTGGCACTGGCTGCAGAAGTTTCCGAAGATGCACGACTGGGACTATCAGCAATGGTTCATGGATCAACGGATCAACGACCGTGGTGTGCCGATGGATCTTGAGATGGCAGCTAACGCGGTCGGTATATGGGAGCTGGAGAAGACTGACATCACTGCGAGAATGGTTGACATGATGGGCATCCCGAAAGTCACACGTGACCCATTCATCCAGTGGATCAAGGACAACACCGGTGTTGAACTCGAAAGCACCAGAAAAGACTACTTGGCCACGTTGATGCACAAGGGGGGCTTGCCCCCTGAAGCGGAGCCCTACGTGGAGTTGTGGGTGCAGAAGGAAGGCAAGGCCTCCTCGAAGTACCAAGCAGTGCTTAATGGTACCGGGAATGACGGGCGGGCACGAGGCATGTTTCAGTACAAAGGGGCTTCTCGTACTGACCGTGCAGGGGGCAGATTGATACAGCTGCAAAACCTGAAGAGGCCACTCTACGGTGAGAGCGCCCAGTCAATCGAAGGTGTGGTGAACGCGATTAACTGCCGTGACCCCCGCTTCCTGTCGATGCTTTACCCGCACTCGGTGTCCGAGGTTTTGGGTGGGTCAATACGACACGTGATCCGTGCTAGCGAAGGCCACTCACTCGCGGTCTGTGATTTAACATCCATCGAGTCGGTGGTGCTGGGGTGGGTGGCGCTGTGCCCGTCGGTAGACGCCACTTTCAGAGAGGGGAAAGACTCTTATCGAATGTTCGCTGCGAAGTATTACGACATTCCCTACGAGCAAGTCACCAAAGAGCAGAGGGGTTTCAGTAAGCCCCCAGTTTTAGGCTGTGGATTTATGCTGGGTTGGAAGGGGTTAATCGCTTACGCAGAGGGGTATGGTGTGGACATGACCAAGGAGCAGGCGGAGACCGCAGTCAGTACGTTCCGCAGCATGTACCCTGAGATTCCTAAGTTCTGGAACTGGATTATCTCTGCGGTGAAATACGTAATCAACACCGGTGTGCCGTGTGACGGGTACCGGCTGCGTGTTGAGCGCGACAATGACTTCCTCCGCATATGGCTACCCAGTGGTCGTGCGCTAAGCTACTATAAACCTGAAGTGAGGAGACAGGAAGCACCTTGGTCAACACCAACGAAACGTGCCTTCATCGACAACTTCACTTACATGGGGATGAACGACAACGCACAGTGGGTCAGGATATCTGCTCACGCGGGTGGTGTGACTGAGAATGTGGTGCAGTCTCTTGCAGGGGATATCTTGTGGAGTGGCATGACGCACGCCACCAAGGCAGGACTGCCCGTCGTGCAGCACGTGCACGATGAGATAGTGGCAGAGGTGCCGGACGCGGTGGCAGCTGCGTCACTGGAGACGCTACGGCAGTGCATGATAGCGGTGCCTGCCTGGTGCAGTGACATGTGGTTGGGTGCCGCTGGTTTTATAACAAAACGTTACACGAAAGACTGACGAGGGGTTGATCTTCGTGGGACATTGTGTGACAGTGGCGGTGTGTAGTGGGGGTACGCGAGAACAAGGTAGAAAGATACCTTAAAAAACAGGTTACCGCGCAAGGGGGTGTCTCTCGTAAGTGGGTGTCACCAAACCATGACGGTGTGCCTGACCAGATCATCATCTCTCGTGGTGTGGTCTGGTTTGTAGAGGTAAAATCTGTCGATGGCGTGTTGTCGTCGGTACAGAAACGTGAGCACAAACGACTGCGAAATGCAGGGGCAAATGTCACCACAGTATACGGTGATGTTGGTGTAGATACATTCATTGAGGAGTTAAAACGTGGGCATACATAAATCAGACGACGGAACATATACCATCAGTGCGGGTGGTGTATGGCAGCCAGGCTGCTATGAGGACACGAGGACTGCAAATCGTGCGTTCCGGATTAGCAATGAAGACAAGGCAGAGTTACAAGGGGCTGCCATAGAAAGAGGTACTGGCATAGTCACGTGGCAGGATATCAAAGATAAACAAATTGTGAAATGAGCGGGCATAATTGTACAAGTTGCAGAGAAGCAATAGCAGACAGTGTCAATACCTCATAAACCCTTTTAACGTTACACAATACGGATGGTGATATGTACGAAGATGGATATGCCGATGACTTAGCTGATATGCTACTGCACCTAGAGATGGGTGAGGATGGGTATGTCGATGTTACGGACTTTGCGCCAGGAGAGTTTGGTATACTGTACCAAAGCAGCGCTCCACAAGAGGCCTTCACCCCTCACGGGTGTAGTGTACCACTTTTACGCTAATCAATCAGGAGGTTTACGTGAGCGACACCCTACTGACACCGCAGCAATTGTATGATTACCAAAAAGAACTGGTGATGCACCAGCTCACCCACGACGACTCAATGTTGTGGGTGCAGATGGGACTGGGCAAAACGCCGGTGACCCTCACCACAATCGTCGACCGTATGCGTGCGGGGCAGGTGAAGAAGACGTTGATCTTCGGGCCGTTGCGGGTCATCCATGCGGTGTGGGAGTGGGAGGCACGCAAGTGGACGCACACCAAACACCTGCGCTTCAGCGTGATACACGGCAATAAAGTGAAACGCACCCGCGCACTGTTCGCCGATGCTGACATCTACTTGATCAACTATGAAGCTATGAACTGGTTAGCGGATACCCTTGATCAATACTACATATCACAAGGGCGTCCGCTGCCGTTTGAAATGGTGGTTTATGATGAAGTGTCAAAGTTGAAGAACAGCACCACACTCAGGATGGGAGGGGGTAAACGGGATCGCAAAGACAGACGGGGGGAGCCTGTGTCTATAAAAGTAGTGGGCTGGCGCAAAATGATCAACGAGTTTAAATACCGTACTGGTCTCACCGGCACCCCCGCGTCGAACGGCTACTTGGA